TTGGTGACCACGGTGTTGGTTGCCGAGCCGACGTTCCCGCGCACCAAATCCTTCATCGGGGTGAGGCTGGAAGCATCGAAGGTCTTCCCAATCTCCAACCCGAGGGCTTCCTTAACCCGCACGGTTACCCCGGAGATCTTCTTCCGCCGACCTTGAACAGTCGGTTCGCCGAGGTCGAGTTGGAGAGTTTGAAGTTGAGGGATGTAAGCTAAGCCCACGGAGACCTTCGACGCCGCGGTCGGGAGGACAAACGCGCCGTTCGCAGGCATGACGAAGGGAGGGATCACAACCCCGTCCGCAAGACCGGTGACGGTATATCCCGCGAGGTTCAGCGCGCCGGAGAATTGAGTTACTGGAACACCGGAGTATAGTAATGCTGCGTCAACACAACAGGCGTTCGCCGCGTTGCCGGAGTAGAACATCTCGGTCAGCCGTTCGATGTATTGCATCGGCTGGCCGTTCTCAAGGCGCTGGACGAGGACGTAAACCGCATCGGCTGTGTTACCGGCCGAATCCGTCTCGACCACAGTCGCGATCGATTTGAACGACCCATTGGTATCGGCGTGGGTCCAAGCGATGAGTTCTTGTTCCTTGAGGAAGGTTAGGCAGAGGAGTTGACCGTCATCCCGAACCGCCCAGAGGAGTTTGAAGGGCTCCTCAGCCCATGCCCATTCGAGGATGTTGTAGCCGTAGAAGAGATGGGAGGAGATTATCGAGATGTCGGTACCGGTGTAGACTTGGGTGCCGAAGTTAAAGGCAAGATCTCGAACAATGGATCCCTTTGATTGAACATATAGAAGGTGGTCGTTCGCGATGATCGGCGGAACAGTGGCCGCGATGCCGTTGTAGGCCTGCGCATTGGCGACGATTTGAGTCGCGGAAATCGGTGCGCCCGCGCTACCACCGTTCACCAACCACGCTTGTTTGTCGGTGAGGACAATCAACCCCTGCGGTTGGGCAACCAACGCCTCGACCGTGTTAAGTTGATTGGCGACGAGAGTCCCGGCGAAAGCCGAGTCGGGTTGGATTGGGTTGAAGGTGTTGAAGTTATAGTACGCGCCGGGCTGAGACGCATTGAACCCGCCGGGGTTAGCGACTGGCCCACCGAAGATCAACCGCTGTTGAAAGAACGACGGAACGGTAGGGTTGCCGACCGGGGGCGCGCCGAGGGTAGTGGTTGCAGCGGGTGCGCCGAAAGAGGGAGTGAATACAACCGCTGGAGGCGTGGCATAGCCCGTGCCGGGGGTGACTACGGTGATGGATGTGATTGTCCAAGTAGTGGTAAAAGAATACGAACCACCAAGAGGACCGGGCCATGCAATGTTACCAGACCCTTGATTGTAATAGATAGGCGTCAACGATCCGGGGCAAACAGAAGCAACACTGGTTCCGGCGGTTGACATCGAAACAGCGGTTATTTCTTGATTGATGTTAACACTCGTGACTGTCGCAACGGCTCCATTAGGGAAACCTATTAAATTACCAACAGCCCAGAGAGGGGCTCCCGCTGTACCACCGGCCAATGCAATTGCGGTAGTCCGCCAACCTGTGATCGCCGCCTGTGCGCCCGAGCCACCGCCACCAGTAAAGGAAAGAGCTACCGGAGTTGCATTGGTCTGCGCGCCGCCAGCAGTTATGGTAATCGTTTGAACACCAGAACCTGCAAATGGATTGACAACCACCGGCGCGACATCAGCAAAGTTCGCGATGGTGTTTGAGTCAACGAACGTCACCCCGGTAGAAGAGCCAACGTATCCGTACTGAGACGTGACCGGCACGACTGAGGAGATGGTGATCGGCGCGCGGTAAACGTTGAAGAACGCTGCGCCGGCAACCGCGCCCCAAGTAATCGTCGCCGATCCGAAAGGCGAGACGCGGAAATCGATCGCATTGGCGAGTGCAAGAGGCGCGCTCGGTCCTGACTCCCGGCCAAAGGAATCCACCGCAGTTACTCGGTAGGAATAGTTCGCCGATCCAGCTGTAGCCGGGGCCATTGTGATGGTGGAGATAACCGGGGTGGCAACAACCGAACCAAAAGTAATTGGGGTCATCGTCCAACTCGGCGGCGAGCCGGTGATTAGCTTCAACTCGTAAGGCGGGTAGTTCGGATGGCAGATCACCATCACGTTGACGTTTTGCGTGAACTTAAGCTGAACGAGATCACCGGCTTGGTACGGGGAGACGATTTGATAAACCCGTTGGGATTGCCCGCCGCTGGTGTATGCGGAGTAACCCGTGGCGTTAACCGGCACACCGTTAAGGTTTTCGAGGGTGATGGTCCCCGCTGTGCGAGAGGTTATGCGATAGGTCACTCCGTTAATCACGGGTTGGCCGGAGGGCGCGACAAGGCCCACGATCCCGGAGATAAGGACTCGATCGCCCGCGACGTAGGTGTTTGCCACGGAGAGGGTTAAGGGATTGAGAGTGGTTGTGCCGGTGACCGCGATCCCGGCTTCAACCACAGGCTTACCGTTGTTGATGAACCGAATAGCCCCGCCGAAGAACTCGAGGATGTAGCTCACCAAGAAGGAAGCTTGGAACGGAATCAGCCGTTCTGTGTTAGCGGAATTGGCCCGCGCGATGTATGCGGTGCCGGGGCGAGTCGTCGCGCCTCCACGGTAGTCTACAAAGAAGTTCCGAAGAAGTGCCGCACCGCCACGGTACTTAGCAATATCCACCTGCGCGTTTAGAGCCGGTGCCCATTCGCCGGAGTGGAAGGAGGTTTGGATGATTGAGGGTTGGGTCATGGGTTAGGCTTTCTTAATAGGTAGGCCAAAGACCGCCCCAGTCGAAACTAGTGCCGAAGGTATTGCCATTCCCATACCCACCATAAATCCCACGGGCGCGGACCCAATCAGGGGTAACATCGTTGATAGTCAAGCCTTCATTAGCGTCGGCTTTACGAGCTTCGGCGATGGAGATATTCGCAAGTTTGAACAACGCATTGGCAAGACCCTTATCGCCGGTCAGAGCCATGGTGAGTTGGGCCGCGAGGGAGTCCACGAACGCGGATTGAAAAAGGGTATCCCAAACGTTCGTGTCGATGACTCGTTTGGAATACTTCAAAATCGCAAACTCTTGATTGGTGAGGATCACGCGCTGATCGCCGGGGTCGCCATAGGTTAGGTTGAACGTTGCGCCGGCGCCAAAACCGGAGGTGGTCCCTTGTGGTTGGGGATTGGGTTGTGGGCGGAAGTAAGACCCACCGGCCGGAGGAACGGAATCGGGGATTTGATTCACAACCTCCACTGTCGCCACCGCACCAAGGGCACCGATGGTGAGAACGCGAAGGACTACCGGTGCGCCGATCGGCACCGCGCCATCCGCACCATAGGCAAGGGTGATTGTGTCCTTCACCACATAACCTGTCCCACCCGCGGCGACAGCAGCTGCGGTTACGGGATAGAATTGATCCACCGCGACTTTGTATAGAACCGGCGGTCCCTGCCAATATCCTGCCGCTGCGCCGGTAGTTGCGGTCGAGATTGGTGGGTTGATTCCCGATCCCGTGGCTGTGGTGGGGACAATCGACTGCGGCCGAAGGCAGTCCTCGGGGTATTGGTATTCATAAAGCCACGGCGGGGAAGGTTGGCCGGGGACCCATCGTAGGGTTGGTGGGGAAGTGTTTTCAGGTGTCCCCGGCATTGAGGTGATGTAGACCAAATCCGCGGTCTTCATGGTGCAGTTCCACGGTGCCATTCGGGAGAGATCATCACGACAGTTGTCGTAAATAAGCTCCGCCTGAATGGCCTCGTTGGTGGATTGCGCGACGAGTTCAGCGGCAGTCACCGTTGTGCGGGTGCCCATGTTCTGAAGCGCTCGGTTAACGATGTCTACCTTGGTCGTCATTTCAACGCTTTCCTTGAGTGCCGTTATTACCATGGTTGGTGCCGTGGATACCCGGACCGACCTGCGTCTGGGAGGACGGTCCCTGTGGCGGGCAGTACTCGAGGGATTTCGCGGAGGTGACTCCGCCCGAGGAAGCCCGCGGAGCCTGTGGAGTTGCCACGTCTTTACCATACATCGAGAGGATGTCGTTCGCCATGTCAATGCCTTCCTTGTGTGCCAGAGGGATTGGTGGTGTGAGAGACCGGAGCAGGGGAGACATGCGCGCGGCCATCCACAACCGGAGTCGGGTTGCGTGCAACCATCGCGCCGATCTGCGCCACCCCGCCGGGGTTGATAATGTGAACCGTCGGCTCCACCTTCGGAGAGTGGACGGTGACGGTAGCTGAACCTTGTTTCATTTGCGTTTACCTTTCTTCTGATCGGCCTTGTTAAACTCTTTCGCGACTTTGGTGGGGATACCAACCTTCTTCGCGAAGGCGGGGTTGTGCGCGGCGGCTGCCATCGTGCGGGCTTGTTTCGCAGACTTACTAGGCATGTTCGTCTCCTCAGGTTATCCGATGCGTGCCCGCACCGGGGTAGAAGTTACCCGGCCACCCATCCCAGTAATCGCGAACGAGCGGGGCGGGGAGATTGCCGCCACCATCAACGAATTGTAGGGTCGCGGTGTCGGTGGCGAGAGCGACTTCGAGTATTGTCGAGGCGGATACTTTCGCGCTGTCCTGTACGCTAGTGGCCGAAGCCGCCTCTGTAATCGCTGCGATCTGTATCGCGCCGGTGGTGGAGAAGTCTGTGGCCGAGGCAGGTTCGGAAATCACCGCGTTGTAGGTGACCACCGCTATCTGCGAGTCGGTAGCGTTTAGCAATTCGGTAATCGTAATGGTAGCGTAGTTTACTCCTGCGACGGGGGAGTCGGTTGCATTGGCGGGCTCGGTGATTGACGGCGCGAAGATGGTTTGAACAGAACTAAATTCAATGAGGTTGTTGGTGTCCGCCGCGCCAACAACAAAACCCTTAAACGCATCCGGTGTATCGTCTGCGGTTAGGGGCTCGGAAATCGTAACATCGAAGTTGAACCCACCAACGGTGAGGATGCTTTGGTCAACGAAGAAGTCGCGTGCCCGCCGTCGTCGCTCAGCTAGACGCTTTGCGTAATCTGGCCCTAAGGTAAATAGCGGGTCACGAATTGGCATTTACAGAACTTCGTAAATGATGTGTGAGTTCATCAGCGCCGACGCCGTGGCGAAGTTAGCCGAAAGAGA